TCAAGACTTCTGATCAATTTTGGCCTGCGTGTTTTTATTCATCACACGTCCCACAACATAGGTAATCACCATCGCTGCAATACTGGCTACGGATGCTTCATTAAGCGTTAATCCCAGCTCTGCTGTTCCTGCAACAATGATAGTACCAAGAAGTGTTGCCCAAAATTCAGTGGTTTTAATGCCTGCTTTCATTTTTTGTCTCCTGTTTAAGTTTATGCATAAGCTCGTTTTAGCCACCCTTTAAGGAACTTCGCTCGTTTGGGTTTTGTGGCTGCGAGTGTTCGATAATATCCAGCAGCTTCAGATTTCAATGCTGCAAGTAAATCAGTAAGATCAGCCTTATTGATAGCAGCAAGTGTCATAGGACCTAAAATGCCGTCTTCTAAAATATCTTGACCTGTGGCTCGTAAGGCTCTTTGCACAAGACGGTGCGCCCAGTTTGATCCCATATTCACAGCTAGATCAAAAACTTTAGTCGCAAGATTGACGTCTTTGATATCTTGATAAAGCTGAGGCTCCCAAAAATCGCGTTTATAAATGGCTTTGGCTTGATCAACAGTCAAAGTATCCACGTCAATATGAGGATAGCTGCGCTTGGAAATTCCAAATTTAGTTTCACCGCCGTCATCGTCTATGTCGTTGCTGTAGCCACCTTCATGGGCTAATACAAAACTCACGGCATGTTCAAAGCGTTCATCGTTCAAGGTTTTAGGTTTATTTAACATGATTGAGTCTTGCCTCCAATTCGTTGATTTCTTCATGAATGGCAATAAGACGCTCTTCCAGCCGAAAGACTTTTTCTGCCAAATGTTGGTTTTTCTGAAACCAGTCCTCCTGCATCACAACCCGTGAATCTAGTTTGGCTGCCCACCATATAGCAGTGAGTGTTTGCAAAATAATGGCGATAATAATTCCTAGTGGGATTTTGCGCTCTAATTGCCATCTGGTCAGTATGTTCGTTTTATTGGTCATCCGTATCTCCCTCAAAATCGCGCGAAGCCTCAATGGTGGTGGCGTAGCCACTGCTATCCAATGTATGCTCAGCACGGGTTATAACCCAGTCGCTTGGAATCCCTGGCCGAAATCCTGATAAATATATTTTGGATTCGGCTACTAACTCCGGACGACCAGCAAGGGTTATATTCAGAGTTTGTGTCCCACGTGTCAGCCTTTCGAGTTTTGCTTCTGCCGCGGCCTTGGCTAATCCTGAATTGGGATAGACGCCGCGCATGGTATGAACGGGATCGCCATCACCGGCTTTTTCTTCTACAGGCTCGGCTTTATCAGGATCATGCCAATAGGAAGCGACTGAGTTATGTTGATCGCGCTCAGCAAAAGTCACACGCCAACTTGAAATTTCATCAAGGCTTAAGCTGCCACCACCAATTAATTGTCCTGTGAAGGATTTAGCTTTACCTTCTGGTACAAATAACAAAAATCCATTGGCAGGTTTGGCAATAGCGCCATGTAGTTGAGCTAACCGAGTTAGTAAGTGCATATCACTTTCTGCCGTTTGATCAATATGTGGCAGTTTTATGTTAGAAAATTGTGATGCAACACGCGGTTGATAACCATGTTTAGAAGCAATGCTATTAACCAAGTCACCGATTGTTTTTTGGTGCCATTCATCAATTTTTTGGGATTTAAGTGCTGCTTTAAGATCGGCAGCATGCCCTTTGATTTTCATCGTTTGAGGAGAGCCCTCAAGCGTGATTTCATCAACGATATAAACACCCATGGAAACCAGACCTGATTCTTGATAACCAATGGACACTTGAAGTTTTGCGCCCGTTCTTGGTAATTCAAGCAAAGAATCACGATCATCTAGGCAAACTTCAACAGTGTCACTGGTAATACCAGCTTCATCGGTGATTCGAATAGAAACTAGGCGATTCCTAATTAACCCCGTAATCATTTGTTCTTCTACCCAAAGATTAAAATCTGGCGTCATCTTAATCCCATAATTTAATCGTTGGTTTTTTCGCAGATTTTTGGATTTCAGGCAGATTAATCAAAAGCCCTGCAGGTAGAAAACTACCCCATTCAGCAAGCTCTGGATTGGCCGTTAAAACAATTTCAACAGCACCCGATTGAAACCCATAATGCTTCCAGCAAATCCAATCAAGCATGTCGTTTTCTTTGGTGCGGTAGCGTGTCATCATTCTTCACCATAACGTTCAAGGCTTAATCTAAATTCAATTTTTCGAGGAGCGCCGTCCGCCAAAAAAGTATTTTGTGATTCTTCAATTTGAGTAATGACAAACCGACCCAAAACATTTCCTTGGCCATTAATTAACATGAGTGGCTCTTGTCTTTGAGCAGAATCACGCATGGCATTGATTTGCCCCAAGCCTCCCCGAAAATGCGGGTAAATCACACCGTCTAAATCAATATGGTCACAGCCTGGTCCAATCGCTTGAAGCAAAGGTTCTTTGCCAATGCGCGGGGTAGAAGGCCAACGATATTCGCTGCTGCGCTTTAAACTTTGATAGGCACTGGTGTTTAATGAGAATCGGTAAGGTCCAAGGGCAAGCATCAT